CCATGACGGATGATCCACAAATTCAGAAACAATATTCCTGAACGGTATCTCCGTGATCGTGATAACCGCTCCCTTTGCGGTTTCTGAATAATTACCGGAAGTATCAATCGCCTTGATCCAATAACTCTGCCCGACACCTGTCCTGAAATTCGTTGTGAGATAATGTGTTCCCTGTTGAAAGGTCACAACCTGACCGCTTTCCCAGTCCGCACCCCAGCGTATTTCATATCCCCAGACATCAACATCATCGATTTCGCTCCATCCAAAATAAAGCCTGTCCCTGTCCTGATTAACCAGAAAGGTTGGCACATCGCTCGGTGGCGCAGATTTACCGACAACCGTGATCTCGCTTGATGGCGCAGATGAAAGAGGGCTTTCCTGACCGATATCTGAAAGGGAAGTGACTTTAACCTGATAGGTCATGCCGTCAATAATGTCTCCTATAATCCTGAAACTCGAACCCGAAGTCTCTCCTCTGGCTCGCCAGCTTAAACCGCCGTCATCGCTCAAATACACTTTTGCCCGGGCAAACGCCTTCACATAGGAATCCGCATAGCCCGGCCGGTCAAACCAGACATCAATGGCATTTTCAATAGTGCCGTCTGTTTTCTTGACCAGCGACTCGGTAACATTCAAATTCGTGACCTGAGGAATTTCTGCGGAAAGAGAAGAATAATTATTCTGCGGAACAGTGATCTCTGAATCATCATAAACCGCTTCGCTATACTCAAGAGCCGATATCTGCACTTCATTCTTGCCTTCACGCTGAACCGATACAACACGGAAGTCTTTCTTAACCTTGCTTGTCTCACCGATAGCGTAAACATCAAACGCCTGCGGTGCATAAGTAAACGCCACACACTCAACTTCTGTATGATTTCCTGTCGGTGACGTGATCAATCTCTCCTCTATAGAATCATCAGAAGAACGAACCTGTATCTTGTATGACTTGCCGTCCTCTATCACCATTTCACGGTCAAGTTTTATAAGCGTGTTTGTGCTGTTCTCCTGAACCCGTCCCGAAAAACCCCACTGGGGAACATCATGCGAAAGGGAAATAATATCGCCAGCCTGACAGGCAACGGCATCAATACCCGCTTTAAAATTAACCGAACGGTTAATGTAGCGTGCGACTTTAAGCGCATATCGAGCCGCACGGATTGCATAACTAACCCGGGTCGTAAAAAGCCTGACCTGACTCTTTCGCATCGGCTCTCCTGAAGCCAACGCTTCTTCATCTATGTAGGCAATCGTCTCCTGACGGTAGTTTTTTTCTTTATCAGTAAACTGCACCTCAATAACATTCGGAACTTCCTTGAGCGTTTTCCAGCTCTGAGCGAAACTGTCCTTGATAATATTGCCCATACCGAAAAGCTGAGTCGGTGTTGAAGGTTTATCGATCTTAAAAGATATCCCGCCACCGCTATAAACCGGCATGGCGTTAAATGTGGCACATAACTGAATGAGAATATCCAGAGCCTTGTTATTGCTATCAATAACCACATCCAGCCTGAACCGTTTCTCAAACCCTCCCTGACCGTCCGGCACCTTCTCCTCACAATAACGTGACATCTCAAGAAGCGAAGCCGTATCCAGATTCTGCGTTGAAATATACTCACCTAATCCAAAACGCTCATTGACTATCAAGTCCCGCAAACACCAGACAGGATTCGCCGAATACTTTTCCGTATAGATTGTTCCGTTCCATGTAAGCAAGGTGTCATCGGCAAGCAAGCGGTAATCACTTCCATCCCAGTAATAATCTTCCCAGTTAACCGGCACTCCCGCATTACGCACATCCGGAACCAGAACCTTTTTACCTTTAACGACTGCGGTAATGTTCGGCATCGATCCTGAAAGCTGATCGGTCGCAAGAAGCTGTAACCCCAAAAGAGCGGTATTCGGATAACTCAAATCATCCGTCTTGATCTCATCGATCTGAAAAAGTGAAAGATCGCCCTGCTTTAGCGGGTCAAGTGAACTGTCATCACTTGTGCGGGTAATGCGAATATCATACTGCCCCGGTGTGAGACCCGCCTTGCGGTAAACACGGCGCACAACTGAGCGTGACTTTGCCGAAATATTGGTAACGCCTAAATCTGTATACGTTCCCTCTGAGTGCAGTTTATACTCAACCCTGTAAGAAACACTCCAGCTCTGAATATCGCCTGAACTTGAATTCTGCTGGTACAGTCCGTTATTACAGCGCAAGTGAATCTCAAAGGCTTCCACATCAGAATCAACCGTAGTATAAACATAGGAATTATTTTTCGTGAGTGTGGCATTGACCGGATAGACATTGTGCAGATCCTCAAAATTTGAAATTAAATCCTGATTGTTCGTGCCGTAACGTTCCACAACTGAAACACCATCAAAATTATTGATCGGATTGCTGTTGACCTCAATGTCGCTGATCGACTCTATTTCACCTTCACAAATTGCCAGCAAAACATTGAGATAATGATTGTCTCCATCCTCCCATAAAAACTGATTGATAATATTCCCGCCGACTCTGTGTTCTCCGTACACAAGCGCAACCGGCACGCCTACTTCCTGAATGGTCTGCACACCATCCCAGCCGTAGGTCGGCGATCCTTCATCCATACCGCTTGATCCTAAATTGAAGTCCGGCATCTTCGGCTGATTCATATACTGATAAATCGAATACGCCATGGATAACACAAAGAAGGTGAACAAGAACGGATGCGCCACCGCATACGCCCAGACCGCTGAAACAATCGCTGAAACAACCGCCACAACCGGAGCTTCGACTTCAGGAATAACCGTAACCTCATCACCCTCATCAAGACGCACGTCCAGATCATCAACCGTCTTGCCGGTAACAATGACACGCCGGTCAGCGTAATCAAAACCCGATTCGTTCAGATAATCACGCAGTGTCTTGCTTCTTGAAAAAGCAAAGTCTTTAATCTCTGCCTGATCGGTCTGAAACGGATTGTCTATTTTTCTAACCTTGATCATTTCTTTAACCTGTAAAACCCTTCTGTTTTCTGCTTCCAAGAAACATCATCAAGCCGTGATACGATCACACCCTGACGGCAACAGTGAATAAACCGCCTGTTCTCTAAAACCACACCCGCATGATTGGCGATCCCTCGTGAATTAACAAAAAGAATGCCGTCAAGCGGTTCGGGATCATCAACCCTTATCCAGTCGTTTGCATAATTCTCTTTAAAATAATCCCTTCCTTTAAGCCCCCAGACCTTGCTGTACTGCAAGTCCTCAATATCAAACAGTGTGAAACCCAGATCCGCATAAACCAATTTCAAGAAGCCCCAACAATCCAAACCGTCCATCGTGCGTCCTCTATGACGGTAGGGAATACCGAGATACTTATCGATTATGAACCGCTCTACATCACGTAAATTCGTGTTGTCGGTACAGACGGAAACGCCCCGAACCGGCTGTAATTCCCGAGTTGTTTGCAACGCTGTTTTGTCTTGTTGCATACCGCTTCTCCTCCTGAATACCCGCACTCTGCGGACTTAAATTTCCATGCGCAGTAATTGCGTGAATACCTGCGTGACGGAAGATCAACGCCGAGAACATCAAACTTGCTTGTAAGCGTGAACTCGACATTACTCTGATCCGCCGTGTAACTATCAATAAAAAACACATCATCGATATAAGCGTCCGGATCGGATAATTGATCAGCCCAGACCATACGGATGATGACTTTCTTTCCCCGAAAATCGTACTGCTCCAGATACGACTGAATAAGCCGTGATACATTGCCGAGCCTGACCTTAACTTGATCGATCTGACCCTGATTGTTCTCACCGATATACTCATGCGTGACAGGAAACTTTGAATACACGGTTCCGTTAAAAGTCACCTCCTGATCAAAGCCCGCCAGATTAAGATCATTCACACCGTCGTACTCTTTAAGCGTGTAAAGAAAAAGCGGTGCGTTTTCTCTCTTGGCTTTCTCGGCTCTAAATGTTGCGTCAATATTTCTGGGCATTACTTCACCTCAATAAACTCAAATTCAAAGTCGTATACCTCGTGCGCTTTCATTGAGAATTTAAAACTGTCCTCCACAAAGCGGACGTTATACTCAACCGAATCATTAGGATTCGTCCACGTAAAGACCATAAACGAACCGTACTTGCTCTTGAAAAAATCCCGCACCGTTTCCATATCCGCTTTTATGCGGTTGTTAAATCTGAGCGTCCATTTACTTGCAGGATCCGCCCATTTACGCCTGCGCTGTTCAACGCCGTTTTCAAACTCTGAAACAAGCGTCTTATATTCCAGCGTTTCCTCAAAAACAAAGTCCGGCAACACATTAAAATCACTCATGCGTAACTCCTGATAACCGACCTGATCTTGCCGTTATTGTAAATATCATCAGCAATGGCGTTTGATAACATCTTGCGATTACGCCACACGTCCTGTGCGTCCCACGCCTGAATAACCTGATTGACATTAATCGTTACTCCTTCACCACGAGCTGATTCACCACGGTTTAACGCACGCAAATTGTCCGACCCTCCCAGCGCACGCATGCCACGCCGTGACAGCACTCCTTCACCGGTCTGTGCGATAATCGGCACTTCATCCGGGGCAAGACCGCTGT